CATATCGTCGTAATCAGTAGTATCCATGTAGTTTACTTTGACTCATCTTTTTTATACTCGTTTATCATTCGCACCGTGTCTACACAAACTATTCCAGCTAGTGTTGTAAAAAAACTCAAGATAAGTGTCACGTTCATATTACATAATAAGCTTTTTTTCGTGGCCAATACGCAAGTCTGCGTTGATTACTTTCCTAAACGACTGTGCACGTATTCACAAAATCTCTTGAGTTTGGGAAGAATTGTAGTATTCCACATCTCAGTATCTCTCATCAAAATTTCAGTGTGAATTGCATCACCACGCTGCTCTTCAAACCTACATGCCTCAACGTTAAGTATATTCATGAGCGTTTGGCATCTGACCTTATCAACCTCAGTTAAACCCCTGAAACGACTGTCTGTACGATCCGTCACATCCACGACGACGAGTTTTCCGGATGAACCCCTGATCAGTTTATCCGCGTACCCCGTGAGAATATACTTTGTACCTTGGATGACGCAAATTTCTTGCGTATAATACCTCTTATTACACGTCTCACTGGTAACCCTGCCTCGAAGAACATCTTTCGTGTGTTCACAAACCAGTAGTCGCTTAGCATCCGATAGGTTTGTCTTTAGTCCGAGCTGCACAAACACCGCATTCATTTTGTTATCGATATCTTTCATACGTCTAGATTGGAATCGTAGAGCATCTGATATGATATTATCAATCACTTCGTTTTCGTTACGTAGTTTCTCCACAATTTCTCGACGCCGAATACCGTTATCTGTCTGATCGTAGTATTTACCTATGACAGATTTAGCGACATCGAGTGGTTTTTTAAACCAATTAGCACCGGAAATAGCGGGAACATCCGATACGTTGACGACAACTGTATCAAGGTTAATAGGTTTGCAGTGAAAGTTAATATCCCGTACGACCGAGTAAATCACCCCACATGCCCGAGAATCCTCCAATGCATCGTGTGCACGGAATGTCTCACCGGTGATGTAGTTGAACAGTGTTCCACAGCGATTATTTAAAGTATCAAGGAATGCAGATTTAGCCATATCCAAACTGCACACAAACTTCAATTGTCGGAAGGGTTCAATTGAGAGTCCATATCTGTAACATTCACTGAACAGGACGTTTTTGTCGAAATTAGCGTTATGAGCTACGAGTGTCGTAACTCGTGATTTTCTCACGAATTCCAAAAACTTTTGGTATACGTACACAAAGGGTAAACCACGCCTCTGTGCATATGAATGCGTGATGCCGTGTATCGACGTAGCACCTACCGGATCGTCTTGGTGTGAACCTAATACGTATCCGTCTGGGTAGACGATGTTGTGTTGTGAATCAATCTCGCGTCCGTGGCGAGAGAATTGTATAGCTGCGATGGATGCCATTCTGCATCCACTCCATAACTGGTAGTTTTCAGGGGTCACGGTGGTGACATTCGGGGGCGGGCGCCCCGAAGTCTCGGTATCCCATGCGATGTAGCCCATTGGTAAATATGATCTGTTTTCTTTATATTAAACATCTAACTTAGGTGCAGTTATTCATCGAAGTCGTCGACACAGACATCATCTACATTCTCTTCCTCGGCATCTTCCTCTTCCTCTTCCGGGAGAATACCTTCATCTTCTTCCGGGCCGTCATCGTCATCGTCATCGTCCTCAGCTGCAGCGTCGATGATTTCGACTTCTTCCACCTTTTCTTCAACCTTTTCTTCAACCTTTTCTTCAACCTTTGCTTTCACGGGTTTGCGTTTAGTCGCCATAGATTTGTCGAAGATTTTTTCGATGATTTTCTCGAGCTTTTTTGCGAACTCGATACGCTTTTTTTGATTCGTGATAATTTTTTGAAGAAACTCATTTGAGAATCCAGTGGCTTTATAAGCCGCGATAACCGTTTTAATTGGTGGCTTTTTGCCTTTGGAGTAGTAATTGTACCACAACTCGAGAAAATGTGGGATAAGCTTGACCCGGACTTTACCAGACTTAAGAATGACGAGTTTTAGATATACCTTATCCACGAAGTCGAGTTCCGGCTCGTCTTGCACCTCGCGTTTTTTTGGCGGTTGTACCTCGATGATATCAGGGGATTTAAACGATACCCCGTAGTAGTCATAGTTTTTTTCGAGTAAACGTGCGTACACGCTCGAAGCCTGTATCGCGAATTTTTTTTGTTTTTGTGGACGGGTTGGTTCTGTCTTGAACCCCTGGATTATATTAGCCAATACACCCGACGTAGGTCTGCTGACGTTGGGTGTAGTAGGTGGATGAAAACGGTGAGTTGGTCGTTTCAACATTCTTATTTTTATATTACAAAATTTCTAACTTAGGTCTAATTTACGTTCTTCCACACGTATAATCAAGTTCGCATCCGATGACGTGATGCGCTTGAAAATTCTGAAGAGAGCTGTACGGTCCCCATATTTCTATAACTTTACGTTCTTTGTCGTACCATATATAAGCGAGTTCCAAAAACTTAGTGAGCCAATAGAAACGTTTCCCATTCCTTCCGATAAACCTGTAGAGTTCGTTATCCGAGTAAGATGAAACATCCATCTCGCTATAATGCGTGTTAGGCGGGGTGTATGGCGCCATCTTAATCGTATAACGTTGATATTGTTTAAGTACATTTATGCACCACATCCACATCCCGTGGTGTATCCCTCCTTCTTCTTACAGTTGCAGTTTTTAGATCCACAATTCGCGCAGTAATGACTACGACCAGTCCATGTATGATAAGAATTCGTTGTGGCGACAGTAATAATTATAGCGCTAAGGAATATAACAAGAAAAGCTTGTGGCGCGGTCGGTAACTTCATTTATATTACACGAACATTTTTTCCTGTGGTCACGCATTTGTTTTAGTTTGGCTTCGAGTTGTTTACATTTTCTTCTTACTTCCACAACTATATCCCGAAGTGGCTGTCGCTTTATCGATCACGATGAGTATTGTGATTATCATACTAATACAAAAGATGCTTCCCGTAAACGTTTTCAGGAAATTTCCATTCATAAACAGAATGGGTCCCGACATTTATGATATACCAATATATTTATTCGAATTCGTATTCCTGTTCGTCGTATAAACTTATTTCCGATTCAGAATCGTCGTCTGTATCATCACTATCATATTCCAAATCGAAATCCACATCCGAATCAGTCAGGCAATCGTAGTAGATTCCATCAGAACGCTTCACGTAATCACCTGTATCTTCTAAGTCTAAACCATCATAAAAACCAGATACAGCTTCTCTGGGAACTGAATGTTGAGCGTCATCTGACCACTTATACGCATATTGATCTTCGTCGTATAGCAATGTATAGACTTTATACGAATCTACACACACTTCCTGTATTTTGCAAATTTCGGTATAACCATCGACGTATTCTACGTCAATTAACTGACCTTCCATTTTTTTATACCGAGTGTATTCTTAAAATAACATTTTTCTAGAGTATAATATATGAACATTCCCCACGCCACCCATCCCGAACAAGCTGCAATGTTCGATATAGACGATACTCTTATCGAATCTCGTAGCGGTAAAAGAATGGAAAACGTCTACGCGTTGTATAAAAGTGTACAAAATAAGGGGTATAAAATGATCATTATTACTGCCAGGCCAGGGTACTATGAAAATGTTATTCACACACAGAAACAGTTAAAAACTCATAACATTTACTACGACGAACTAGTGTTTACACCTCCTCCTGGAAAGTCTGTGTATAAAAAGAATTCTAAATATAACTATATCCTTTCCGTAGGCGATATGGACACGGATCTAACTGATTCCACGTATGCAGTTAAGATTTCCACCTAGAATTACATATGTGACAGGTAATGAAAACTGTCATGGGTTCGTCGGCACCTCTCGTCTGCATCTGGTAAAATGTAGTCTTCCAATCTCGACACTTTCCACATTTAAACAACCCCTTATAATCTGGATCGTTCATGATTGTTTTACCTTCCTTCTTCGTAGCCTTTTCCACGTTAATCTCTATTTCCTGCGCCATGGGGCCTTCCGGCCAGAGCAGGTTTGGGGGTGTCTCCACGATTGCAGATGATTTTAACTCACCGGATAGAATACGAAGTTTAAGTGATGGCGAGTTTCGTAAACACTTTTGAATCTCGAGAAATTTCGTTTTGTAGCGATTCATGTGTCTGTGATTATCCGCAGCCGGTGTATCCCCTAACTTCGTAGATCTAGTGATAGCCCAGTTATATATACACTTCTCTATGTTAATGCATTTTGTATCGTCTTTGGGAAGTTCGAGAAGTTCCGAAAAACGATTGACAACAAATTCTCTGGACATTATTACTTATGTTGTGGAATTAATTAATAACGACTTAAGTGCGACATGGAATCCCTGGCGCAGTCGCCGAATGATTCTGGTGAACACCGGTTAAATGGGTCGGTGATCTGTTTACGTTGATTAGATTCTTTAGTCACCCCCCACAGGGAATCTAACTCGTGTAAAGAGTACTTCTCCGAACACCATTCAATGAGTAAAACAACTACAATTAGCGCAAATAAAGCAAATTTTAAGGATATCTCCATATATTAATAACAACTTTTTTATTTACATATCTTAGATGACGAAAGCTGTATTAATACACGAGGAATTTGATGACGTGGTAGAGATAGACATAGATACGGAACCTGTAAAAAATGAAATATTTAGAGTATTGCAGGGTCCAGCCACATTCATAGGTCAGTGGCCTGAAATTGATGTAGTAATCATGAAATGTGTAAGAGGAGGTGATCCATGGGCTGATAGGGAAATAAACGAAAACATTCTTCCACCCCCGTTCAACAGGGAAGAGGTTTTAGGTAAAGTATTACTATTGCGGATGGACGTAGATTCTGAGCCACAAGATTTTACATTAGATGAATACAATAAATTTATTTTACAAAAGACTCAGGAATAAACGCCGATCCACGCAAAACGGCCTGTGAATATTTCAACGCGAGTTGAAAATGTACATCCGCCCAATCGAGGGGGCTCTTAATCTTAGCTTTACACGGGTTATCATTGACCAACTGTACTATATCCATTTTTTTCTTGTTGGTCATGATATCATTCATCGCATCGTCAACCTTTTGTAACCATAGTACATGCGATTCCTCGGTGGGGTCGAACTTAGATACGAACGACATTTTGTAATATACACTTACATATTCTTTAAACTATAATCTAACATTTCTCTATACAACATTTCGTCGACGACGGCGTCGACTTCTTGTCCACTCATTTTAAACGACATGACATCGTCGTATTCAAATGTGTGACAATAAAAATACTCTATACCAGACATAATAGACAAATCGTCTAAGTCTTGCCGGTTTTTATACGTAACTTCCAACAGGCCTTTATACGTTTCGGAATCGCGTTCAAAATAATGATTAACCTTTTCGACCGGAATCATGGGCATAGATAAATTTACACAAGGCCATTTACCAAATTCAGCCCTATGCTCCGAAATATACGAAGCATAATTATGGGCTATTTTATTATCTTTAAAACATATGAATCTAGACTTCGCCTTCCCGTCGAGTATAGTCGCAGAGCCCACATGTTTAAGGGAAACAAAATAAAAATCGGTCATTCTTATTATACTTTAAGATTAAAACCTTAAATATTGTATATGCAGTTTCCTAAAACCACTGGGCAATGTACATATCTTCGTGCTCTTCAAACAGCGAAACCCATAATAATCGCAACGGGTCCAGCTGGATCAGGTAAGACCATTCTTGCATGTCAGGAGGCTTCTATACATTTGGCTCATCGTCGATATGATAGGATTATTTGTACACGACCGGTGGTGGCCGCTGACGAGGATTTAGGATACCTTCCCGGAGACATGGGAAGTAAAATGGAGCCATGGGCTATTCCGATGCTAGAGTTCATAGAGAAATACTTGACTCATAACCAGGTTCAGTCGCGTGTGTATATAGAACCACTCGGATTCATGCGGGGTCGAACGTTTGATAACACTTTCGTGATAGCGGATGAGATGCAAAATAGTACCCCTAATCAAATGAAGATGCTTCTCACACGTTTGGGTGCGAATTCAAAAATGATAGTTCTCGGTGATCTTCAACAGAGTGATCTTCCTACAAGGAATGGACTCGAAGATATTATTGATCGTGTAGATTGTATAGAAATGGATCATTTAGAATATGTAAACATGACCTATGAAGATGTATTGCGTCACCCAGCCGTGGCAGAAGTACTCGCCGTCTATAAAAATTAAATATAAACATATAACAGAATGCAAATCTTTGTGAAAACGCTCACAGGAAAAACGATCACCTTAGAAGTTGAACAGTCAGACACAATTGACAATATCAAGGCTAAAATTCAAGATAAAGAGGGTATTCCACCCGATCAACAGCGTCTCATTTTCGCAGGTAAGCAACTCGAAGACGGTCGAACTCTCGGGGACTACAATATCCAAAAGGAGTCGACGCTTCACCTTGTCTTGCGTTTAAGAGGCGGTGCGCGAATGACGGCAGATAGAATTCGTCGAATGCGAAGAGATGGAGTACAGCTTCCCGGAGCCAGGGCAACGCGGTCGCCGGCGACGAACCGTTCCAATTCCAATTCCAATTCCAGTTCATCATCTTTCACTAGACAGGTACGAGCACGCGTTTCGTCTCCCCCATCTAATACACGTCAGATACGCCACAACTTTAATAGGTTTGGAAATTCCATGGCGATTAATAACAATAATAATTTCAATTCCAATAATAATTTCTATATCAGAGCCGCTACTCCTCCCAGACAAACAAATAAACTAAGAGAAAAGGCTGATAGAAAGAAGATGAAAGCATCTCTCAGCTTGAAACGACGTTTAATCGCGAGTGGTCAGATCCCGGGTGGGCGGCACTGGGATGGGAGACGATGGCACAATCTTAATAAAACCAATGTGAAGGGATTTTACCTGAGTGATTTTACCAATGCCGGTGCCGTGAAGCATATAAAGAAACATAAACGAGTGTATCTTAACGTAGACGTGCGCAATGCTAAGGTGCAACACGTATACGATAGGGATGGTATTATTCGTCTTCTCGTAAATGGGGGATATTTGGCTAAAAGCCCTTTAACGCGTAGAAATTTTACTCTTGACAACGTTATGCCGTATTAAGATGTTTCCGACATACAGCGCTATACATATCACTTCCTCCTATGAGTTCTAGTCTTCGATCCGCCACCTTACGTTGTGTGAATGGACCAGGGTTTCCATTGTTACACACCATACACAAAGCCGAGAGTTTAGTGACCTCCGATGCAAGTGGAATGCAATCGATCAGTTCTCCAAACTTCCGTTGATACGAATCCCCGTCCAATCCAGTAAGAATAATAGTCTTACCTGTCACCAATACACATTCTACAAACTTCTTCAAACGCGGAAAAAATTGCGCTTCATCTACGGCTATTATATCAGCTTCGTCAAACTCGTCGGTATAAATGATATCAAATATATCATATACTTTATGACAGTTGAATTGTACGTTATCGTGCGTTTTAAGTACTTCATCGGGTGATCGTGTATCTTTCGCAGAGTTTACGACGAGTATATTTTTACCTATAACCTTAAGACGTTTCAGGCGACGAATCAATTCCGAAGTCTTGCCTGAAAACATATTTCCCATGATAATCGAAAGCCCCATCTCACTGATTATTATTATCTTGTATTTTTTATATGGGATATATCCACAAGGCAGTTTTCAATGGGTACACCGGATATTACAATTCATCTACAGGCCGTGTAAAGTTTAACGACAAGGTATACCCGAACATCGAAGCTGCTGTTAAATATCTTGCAAAACCCTAACGTATACCGGACGTTCCGTGCGTATAATAGCGAGCCCTATTTGTAAAAGTCTTCGTGCAAACTGTGTCTTCACCACCACCGTACTAAATTCTACATATTTTCGTGAATTTGGTCTATGATGATCGAGAACCTTCTTCATAGATAAAAATCGTCCCAATGATAAATTATCACAATATACCGTGTTCAATTCAAGTCTCACGGGTTTGTTAAACGTCCACACACTCTTAAAAAATAAATCCAGATGTTTTGGTGTAGTTTTATCGGTTATTGTTAAAGTGCATGTTTGTGCCATACTTTAATTATAGATTAATTTCTTTATCAATATTAAAGATGCCAGCGCGTAAGAAGTCCCCGAGTTCTATGCTCACGTCTATAAGTAAGCGTCCCAGCTCCAGCGCGAAAAACAAGATTAAAAAACTAACTAACTTATCCAACTTAAAAACGAACGCTCAACGCGAATTTAATGTTCTTACCTCAAAGTTTAGCGAGTTATCAATCAAAACTGAAGCTCGAAGGAAAGAGGAAAGGGAGGCTCGAGATAAAATTGTAAAAGCGTGGAGATCCATTCGTATGCCCGATAATATATACACAAAGACACCAGAATTTAAAGCAAAAAGGAAAAAATTGGAAAATAAGATGGCGAGAGAACTTGTGAATGCCGATAACAATATAGGCCAAATATTAAAAAATACTAATAAAAAAGTTACCCAAATCACGCGTGAAATGGGCTACCAAGCACTTAACAAACCCTAAAATAAAGTTTTTTATAGTGAATTTGAACACGAATATTAAATACTTTACTACTAATAGATGAAGGTTCACATTGTCGGTGCCGGACCCACGGGTATGTCCATCGCATGGGAACTGAAAAAATACACCGACCATGAAGTCGTGATGTACGATAAAAAGACTTCAGCGGGTGGATCGTGGTGGGAGCCTTCGGTGAATTCACGTGATCTACACGCACACAGGATAGTTTTCGATAAAGCATTCATCAATACGAATAGTTTATTCAGGGAGATGGGAATTAAATGGGATTCTATATTTCAAAAGGTAGACTCGAATAGTGGACCCGTTATACGTAAGTATCTCTCGGCGGGAGACTATCTCACATTGACATCACTCGCAATCAGGGTATTGGCGATGCCATGGAGATATAAGAAAATGTCACTCAAGGATTCAATCGGTGCATTATCTGAAAATGGGCAAAAGCTGATACAAGCCGTAACGCTCGTGATAGACGGAGTACCATGGAATGTTATGACAGCTTATGAATTTGTCAAGAGTTTCGATCACGTTGGTCTCTCCGAGCCGTACACACAAAGGGTTTCGGGTAAGGTCATGGGCGACGCGATGCAGGAAGCCTTAGTAGAGAAGGGTGTCCAATTTAACTTTGGAAATGAACTGAATGATGTCATCTACCGCGAGAATGGATTTACGGCATATTTTGAAAACGGTGAAGTTATCGAAGACGGATTACTCGTATTATGTCTCGATAACAGCCCGGCAATGAAATTCGTAAAGGATAACTGGGGGGAAAATGCAATTGATAGGATAGGTCCGAGTACATACGGAGCTATAAACGTTATATTAGAATACGAAGAAGAAATAACTATCGCGAGCGATTTACAGTATATAATAGACACGGAATTACATATTCAACCCATCGTTCTTTCAGATAAAAAGACTATTTCGTGTGTCATATGCGATTTAACTGATGAGATCATTCACATGGATGAAGATACACTCATAACAAAAGTTATAGAACAACTCGATATTGTCAAACCATCAAACGTGCGTATAGGTTGGGGTGCCGAGTGGAATGGTACTAAATGGGTATTTGACCAGTCATCCGGTGTGTTGAACCCCAGGGGTCATCTCCCCTTTTTCGGGGTATCTAAAACAGTCGCCATGTGTGGTATGATGTCGTATAGAAAGACCCCATATTCCAGTATGGAAGGTGCCATCGAAGTGGGGCGACGGTTTTGTAACAAAAAGTTTGGTACACGTAAACCATCCCGACCTTTCATGGTCACAGACGTATTAATGCTCCTCGTGGTATTGATCATCGCAGCTCTGAACAGGAAACGTATCATGAAACAGTTTAAATAACTTTCACGTAAACAGGTCTCTCTGTACGTATAAATTTTTCTCCGCGATAAGTAAGATGAACGACAAAACTCTTGTTTTCAGTTGGTGGTTATGGATTTTAGCAATCCTTTTTAGACTAGGGTTTACATCTTATTCACCGTTCTTGCCATTATTGATTGCACTCGTCGTTGCAACATACTTGGTGTTATATAAGTTCCGTCGTGAATATCACTGGACAAAGAAGGTAGTCATCATGTCTTTAGAACTTTTGTTTACAGTGATGAGTTATTCGTCCAGGTCTATTTTTGATACGACAGACCTGATGATTACTACCATGATAACTATGGTATACCTATTCTATGTAAATTTGAATGGTACAAATGTTTATGAGTTGTATTTTAAAAGATTTCCCGAGGCACACAAGGGTGAAACTTTCATGGAACACCTAAAAAATCTCAGTAAAAGGTAAGATGCCTCTCACCGATGCTCAAATTACTCGAAAAGTTGGGCAACTGCGTAGAACAGAAGGTCAAATCTATGCACCTCTCAAATACTTCAGAGGGCTTGAGACTCTCAAGGAGGTTGAAGCTCGTTACAAGAAGATGCTCAAGAAAGACTACACCAGGTTCCGAACAGACGAAGGACGAAAGACGAAGACTTCCTCCTACACCCAAAAGTTCCGGAAAAGGTACGGCTCAGATGTTAAGTCGTTGCCAGATATTGCGAAGGCTACTGGCATTCCTCTAAAGACTGTGAAGACCATTTACAATAGGGGACTCGCTGCGTGGAGAACCGG